GCCAGCGTGGCGGCGCCGACGCGGCGAGGCTCTCGCGGACGCCGATGGCCACGCGCCAGTCGTCGGCATCCGTGTCCACCCGGGCCCCGCGCAGGAAGGCCCGGTTCGGCCGCGCCAGCATGGCGTCGGGGGTCTGCACCACCGCCTCCAGCGGCGCCCCGTCGAGCACGGCCAGCCGGTTGTCGGTCGTCATCACCGCGAGCAGCGTCGCGCCGCCCTGGTACATCGGATCGTCGAGCGAGGGCTGGGCCGGGTCGTCGATCGAGCCCTCGATGCTGTCAATCGAGACATCGGGCGTGGCCGCCGACATGCCGAAGCGGATCGGGGTGTTCAGGAACGACCAGCGGTCGAGGAGCCAGTCGTACAGCAGCGCCTCGCCCAGCAGGGACGGGTCGGCCGCGTCGGTGCCGGCGAGCCGGTAGGCGAACAGGATCCGCTCGCCGGTCGGGTCCCGGAACGCCACCGTCATGCCGACACGCTCCGGATCGACGCGACCGGCGAAGAAGCGGTTCACCCGCTCCGCGCCGATCGGCGTGGACGGGCCGCCGCCGATCACCAGGGCGTAGAACCCGTCACGGTCGAGGAAGAAGATGCGCGGGCCGACCTTGGCGATGCACCAGGGCGCCACGGCACCGCGGTTTTCCTCCAGCACGGAGCAGTCGAACACGGTCCCGGAACTCGGGCTCAGCGTCATGCGCCGGATCGCCCGCTCCTGGAAGATCACGCCATACTCGCCGCCCGCGAAGCCGGTCACGGCGCCGCCGTCGGGGAGCTGCTGCTCATCACCCTCCTGGTCGAGCTGGCCAAGCGGCCACTGCTCGATGTTGCCGCTGTTCGACCAGCGCACCGTCTGTGGCGTGTCGGGCAAGCCTGCCAACACGAGGAAATCGCCGACCACGCCCATGTGCCGGGCCCGGGGCGGGTTGCCGCCCAGATCCTCGAACGCCTTGCCGGCCTGCACCTGGTCGATCACGACCTTCTGCACCGGGGTGCCGGCCGAGCAGGCGAGCAGCAGGGTGCCGTAGACCACGAACGACCAGTAATCGCCCGGCGGCACGCTGTAGGAGCGCGCCGTGTTGGTCACCGGCAGCCACGCCTTGTCCGTGGTCCGGTAGACGTAGAGGCCAGTGTTCGTCCCGGCGACGTAGATCGGAAAATTGTAGGTCGGGGAGAACACCGCGATCGCGCCGCGGCACTCCGCCGGCAGAGCCAGCGAGAGCGGCACCGGCGCCAGGACCGGGCCGTAGCCGTCCGAGCGGGGCACCACGTTGGTCGCGACCGCGGAGACCCCTGCGTCGACCGAGGCGGTATCGGGCGCGAACGGCGCCAGCTTGATGGAGTCGGTCACGGATCAGTTCGGCGTGTCGCGGGCGGTGGCTTCGGCCTGGTCCTCGGCCGTGCGACGCGGGCGGCCGCCGGTCTTCTGCGAGTCGCCCTGGCCCATCAGGGCATTCAGGAACGCCATGCCGTCCGCGAGCCACTTCTGGTTCCGCGCCTCATCCTTCTGGAACCGGTAGGCCTCAGCCATGACCCCGTAGAGGTACAGCTCCGGGGCCTTGGTCAGGAGCCAGTTCGTCGGCTTGTCGGTCGAGAGCGGCGGGATCTGCCGGTAGTAGGTCAGGCTCACCGCGCCGGGCAGGAGCGAGCGCGTCTGCACCTGGTCGCCCAGCACAGAGAAGTATTGCGGGTCGCCGCCGGGCCGGTACCGGTGCCGGAACTCCGGGCTGTCCGGCTCGACGTAGCGGAGCATCTGCACCCGCTTCGCGTCGGCCGAGGTCCACTGCGCCGCGATCCATTCCAGATAGTCGTCCGGGATGGTGTAGCCCGGCGCGGCCGCCGCGAGCGGGGCCGTCGCCATCATCTCCCGGGTGCGCAGCTGCCGGTTCAGCCAGGCCTCCGTGACGCGCACGAAGTAGGGCAGGAACTCGGTCAGGTCGGTCCGCGCGAGGTAGTTCTCGAACGCGGCCGACAGGCTCGGGTAATCGGTGATCGGGTCGGCCATGGCTGCCTCAGGGCGTGGGCTCGACGGTGCGCATGCGGGAGCGACCCCAGCGTGCGTCACGATCAAGCGCGGTCAGGTCGGCCAGCCCCGCCTCCAGCAGGGCGCGCCACGTGGCGATCCGAGCGTCCCGGCGCAGGAACGGCTCGGCCTCCAGCAGGGCGGCGTAGAGGTAGAGATCCGGGTGCTTCGCCAGCAGCCAGTTCGACGGGAAGGCATCCGACAGGGGCGGGATGCCCTGGCGGTAGACCAGCACCACCGAACCGAACTGCGGGGCGACCCGGATGAACGGGTTGTCGAGGCCGAACAGCCACGGGTCGGTGCTGTCGACGATGTCTTCCAGTGGTATCGAGCCGAGGATGGTGAAGGTGCCCGCCGCGACGCCGTGCCGACCGCCGTGCCGACCGCCGTACCAAGCCGGCTCGCGGCTGGCCGAGGCGAAGGCGTGCGGCGGGACGTAATCCAGCACCTCACCGCACGGTCCGCTCACCGAGCGCCATGACCGGAAGTCGCTCGGCAGCGGCGAGGCGCCGTCGACGAGCGGCAGCGCCAGAGTGGTCTCGTTGTCCGCAAGGTTCAGCCGCCGGTCGAGGCGCACCTCGGCCAAGCGGATGAAGGTCGGGATCCGCGAGCGCAGATCGGCGCGCTCGAGGTAGTCCTCCAGCGTGCCGGTGAGGTCGTCGAGATCGTCGAAGCCGGCCATCGGATCAGATCCGGCCCATGCGGGTGCGGAAGCGGGCGTGATCCCCGTCGTTCAGCCACCGGGTCAGGTAGGCGTCGTCCCGCTGCACGATCGCCTGGGCGAGACGGTTCGACCAGATGTGCATCGGGACCCGCGCGACGAGCGCCATGTCGCCGTAGGGCCGGTTCAGGCTCTCGACCTGGAGCGCGGCGTTCTCGGCGAGGATGTCGTCGACCGGCATCACCTCGCGGATGCGCATCTTGCCGCCCTCGTCGAGCGCCCAGACCTGCTTGCCGGTGATCGGGTCGTGGTCGATGAGGCACCAGTCCCCATCGAACACGAGATCGGATTCCACCACGACGGCGGAGGTCGCGGCGGACTGCATCAGGCGGCCTTCGCGCGGTCGCGGCGGCCGATGCCGGCCTCGACGACGTCCATGGCCTCGTCGACGGCCAGCTCGGCGCTCTCGCCGGCGCGGACGCGGTATTCCTGGTCTTCGGGCAGATCCGCCGGACGACGTAAAGCACGGCATGTCGCTGCCGCTGGAGGTGCAGTCGCTCCGTCTGCAGTTCAACCCGATCGCGGATCCCCGCTCATTTAACCCTCCTCAGCAGGCCTGTCCGGCCCGTCTCCACAAATCCGCGCATCCGCGTGCGCGCCCGGCTCAATCGTGACATCACCGTGCCGAGCGGCACCCCGAGCACCTGTGCCGCTTCGGCATAGGACAGGTCCTCCACCGCCACGAGGAGCAACACCGAGCGCTGCTCCTCGGGCAGGGTGTCGAGCCCTGCGAGTACGTCACGGGCTCCCAAAGCTGCCCCCGGGTCGGCGCTCGGATCGGGCACCTGCTCCAACACTTCCGCGCCGAGATCGGCG